CCTATGGGGCTACTTACTTTGGCGAGGATCGGATGATGAGTGAAGGTATATACGGTGCTAACTGCTACCTGTCCTCGACTGAGCCTGGTCGTTTTGAGGTGATCAAATATTCACCCGATGAGCTTCGGGATGCGTGGAAGGTATTTAAGGGAGTATGCGAGATATGGCGGAGCCTGAAGAACTACGATCCGAGAAGCTAGAGCTTAGGAATGTCCTCGGCCCTCGTTGCTGGCGGGAAGGGAGCTTGGAGCGAAAGCAAATACAAACTCCTTATTTAACGAGAGAGGAAGCTGTTGAGGGTATGCACAGGGCATTCAGCAAGTGCCAGTTGGCGTATGACTCGAAGGGCAGGAAATACAGGACAGATATCCCTCGAATGCTCCCAAGCGAGGAGTGGGAGGGTAGACAGAAATTAAAGAAGATGGAGGAGAAGGAATGTGGATAATACCCAAAACATTATCAGCTTTTGTACAGGATACGGAGGTTTGGAGCGGGGTATCCGAAGAGCGGTCATGGATGTTAGAACAGTCTGTTACTGCGAACGGGAAACATATGTCCAAGCAGTATTGGTTAAAGAGATTGAAGAAGGGAGACTCGATTCTGCTCCGATATGGTCAGACCTTGCGACCTTCCCATCAGCAGAATTTCACGGTAAGGTACACGGCCTCACTTGTGGATATCCATGCCAACCGTTCAGTAGTGTCGGGAAAAGAAAGGGAGAAAACGACCCAAGGCACTTGTGGCCAAGAATTAGAGAACACGCCAGGGCAATTGGAGTTCAATGGATTTTCGCCGAAAATGTCGAAGGACACATATCGCTTGGACTTTCCACAGTCATTAGCGACTTGGAAGAAGATGGTTTTAAATGTGCGTGGGGAATATTCTCGGCGGAGGAAGTTGGCGCACCGCACCAAAGAAAAAGGGTCTATATCTTGGCCCACACCGCGAGCCGGGAACCCCGGCAGTCGCAAACCCGGAACGGGCGGGAGAGTACTAGCGGAGGAAGCGAAAAGGTACGCTGGCCAGCTAGACCAGGAGAAACCCAATACAAATGGGAGCCGCCAAGAACAACTATCACCCGATTGGGTGGAGTGCCTAATGGGGCTACCTATCGGAACCAGCGACTTAGGCTCCTGGGCAACGGAGTAGTCCCACAAACAGCAGAACTAGCGTGGAAGACTTTATGGAGGAAGATGAATGAAGATAACCATTAGTCATAGCAAGGTTACTCTATCCGCAGAGATCCCCGAAGGTAGCGATATCCAACAGACGCTCAGAGCGATCCGCGTACTGCTGATAGGCGTGGGGTTTCATTCCGATTTGATTAACCAATATATGGAGGTTGGAGATGAGTGAGTTCTTAGGCTGGGCGAGTTACCCGTTGCGGTTCCTTTGCGTACATTGCGGAGAGGAGTGCGACCTGGAGGACAAGCACGAGCATGACGATTGTGGAGATGAAGACGAGTAGTACAGAGGTGTACCTTACTCGTGAGGAGGCACTAGCGGGGTGGTATCGCTTTTGGTCTAAGAATGAGGTGGATTTTTTCCTTAAAGATAAACACGGGAATAATATTCGCGATGAGAAGGGTAACTGCATTGCAATCCGTAAAAACATACCGCGTGTGTTACGGGACAAAAACCAAACAAATTTTAAAAATGGAAGCCTCTAGGCAGTTAATTCATGAGTTCAAGGCTTTGTTTCACAGATGGGAAGAGGAGAGTGATATGGAACAGGATGAGATACTTGAGTGCCTGGGTGAGGCGGTGGATGAGTATTACGACGAGGAGGTTGTGGATTTTGAAAGTGAGATAGAACTAGATGAGGAGGATGAGGAATGAATATATATAAACCAACAGGTAAGAAACTAGAAAATTGGCCCCAAATAGTGGACCGTTTAACGAAGGAAAATAATGAACTTCTTCGCAGGGTGCGGGAGTTAGAGAAACAGGTAATGGAGTTAATGGCTCAGAGCAATGGATAATGAAAGTCCCACCTGGATGGAATCCGATTTATTGGAAAAAGTACGGGCGAGCAATACCACTATCCGTACAAAAATTACCACGGTGCGACTTGTTAAAGCTGGGGCCACCGACATTGAAATTAAGCCAAGAGGCGTTGGAACGGATACGCAAGGCTGGGCAGTCGGTGAAGCGGAAATCCCGTGCAACACGCTCGAAGAGGGCATCATCATAGGAATGGAGATACAGGCAAGGGGATGATCCGCACCAGGTACGAGACAAAAACTGACCTTGCGAATGAGCGTAAGGTGGAGGCTTTTTTGTCTAAGCAATGGGGTTGTCACTTCCATAAGCTTAACCCGATTAAGTGGAAGATTGACTACCTTATTCAGAGCGGTGACCGGTATAGTTGGGCGGAGTTAAAGTGTTTAAATATAAGGTATGGGCAGTATCCGTTTATGATTTCGTACAAGAAGATCGAGGCCGCCAAGTTACTACATGACACTTCTAACAGGAAATTTAATCTGATTTTCAGATGTACGGATGAAGTGTGCTATCACACTTGGGACTTCAGTAGGGATTATAAATTTGAGTGGGGTGGCCGCACAACCGCCACCCGCGACTTGCAGGATATAGAGCCTGTATTTCGGGTATACCCGGAGCAATGTAAAGTAGTGGAGGGATTCAATGAAAGATGAGGAAATAATGGATAAGGCCTTAAAACGCTTCAACGAGGATGCCCGAAAGAAGTTTATGGATGGCGTGCGGGAGCATAACCCCGATGGCACAAAGGGGTTGTCCCGAATGACGCTGGAGGAGAAGCTACGCAGTTGCCGGGAAGAGGTTATCGATTTGTGGTTTTATCTCTATGTAATTGAAGAGAAATGCCTAAGTTAACCTATGCGGATGAGGTGGATGCCAACTTTGGTATCCCGTGGACAGATGATTTAAAGTTTGTAAAGGGCGAGCTTGCCTGCGCTTTGAGCGAGGAAGAGGTGGATGCCTTACCACAGGATCGGGCAGAGATGTTGAGTCGCTTAATCATTGACCAACCCAATAGCGAAATAGAGGACCCTATCGCATGGGGATGGACATTACCTGGGTGGCGTAGGGTGATGGAGCGGTGGGATAAGGATAAGATTCATGTCATACTCGGCGGCAACCGCAGTTCCAAGACGATGTTCGCGTCTCGTATGTTAGTCCACTTAGCCCAGCAGATACCCGAAGCTGAAATTCGCTCAATGCATGTGACAGAGGAGCGTAGTATTACAGATGCCCAAAAATACATATGGGCAAACCTGCCTGCTCGTTATAAGCGAACAAAGAAGAAGAGCGAGAATCATAGCTTGCAGTACAACCAAAAGAATGGGTTTAACTCTGCCAAGGCGATCCTGCCACCCACCACACCGGGTGCGGAGCGGGGCAGTACGATATACTTTAATAATTACAGGCAGTACATGGCAGACCCGCAAATCTTTGAAGGTTGGTCTGCACACGCGATACATCTCGATGAAGAGGTGCCGGAGAGTATTTTTAATACATTGCTCGGCAGGACGGTGGACTACCACGGTAGGTTGATTTTGACCTTCACAACCCTTCAAGGTTGGACACCTTTGATAAATAGTTTACTCAAGGGTGCGGAGACGGTGCGTACCCGATATAGCGATTTACTACAGCGGGAGTTACCCGTGGAGCAGGTGTCTGCGAATTGGCCCGATTGTCGCATTCATTACTTTTGGACGCAGGACTCGCCCTTCATAGATGGCAAGGAGTTGATTCGTACCTACTCGCAACAACCGCTGGAGACAAAGCTTGCCCGATTATTCGGGGTACCGTCCAAGGCAATGGAGGGGCGTTTCCCGAAGTTTAACCGCGAGACCAATGTGGTGCCTCACGAGAAGATCCCATTTATACAGGATGACACCATACCGGTCACCCGGTACTTTGTCTGCGACCCTGGGGGAAGTAAGCCTTGGGTGGGATTATGGGCAGGAGTGATGCGGGATGGGAGTATTTATATTTATCGCGAGTTCCCCGACAGCACGATGGGGCAGTGGGCATTACCTCATGTCAACGGGGTAGGGAAGAGTGTGGGGAAACCTGGTCCTGCCCAGCGTCCTCTTGGGTGGGGATATGTCGATTATAAGAACCATTTCGAAGAGTGTGAACATGAAGAGGACATTTTTGAGCGCATTGTTGACCCACGCATGGGATCGGCCACGGTGAGGGAGAAAGAGGGAGAGAGTAATATTATCACCACAATGGCGAACCTTGGCTTTGTTATGCGTCCTGCACCAGGCGTGGAGATTGAGACGGGGATTGCCAAGATAAATGATGCCTTGTCATGGGATGACACTTCGCCAATGACCCTTAATAATAAGCCAAAACTTTATGTATCAGACCGTTGTGATAATACCATAACCTGCCTTCTTGAGTACAGCGGTCAGTCACGAACCGAGCATTTTAAGGACTACATCGATTGCATCCGTTACCTCATGGTAAGTGGGGCAGACCACATCACATCCTCTAGTATGGTGGCCACAGGTGGTGGCGGGTATTAAAAGAATTTGACTTGTCAACTACAAAAGTCTACAATCTGCTACGCATATGCAAAGCGCGTCTGATCCCGAACTATTGTTTGTCTCCAAAGAACCCGATGTGGGTTATTTACAGGAGACTTATCGCCGTACTAAGAGTGACTTAGGCGAATGGATCGACCGTAGGCAAAGAGATTACGATACCCGTAATTGCCTATGGTCAGGTAAGAGTGATGACTTTAAGAAGCACACAAGCTTATCTGAGACAGGAGAGGTATTTCCCTTCGATGGGGCAAGTGACCAGGAGGTAAGACTCGTGGATGAGACTATTAATTGCATGGTCTCAATGTCACTTAATGCTGTACGACGCGCTCACATCGTCGCAACTCCGGTGGAGTCAGATGATATGGAAAGGGCGAATGTTATTAGTTCGTTTATTAGGTGGCTCGTAAATAGTAGGATGGAAGAATTTTATGACCAAGTGGAGCTTGGCTTAAACCACCTCTATGAAAAGGGCATGATGGTGCATTATGTTTATTGGGAGAGCCAAGACCTTAAACAGCAACAATCCATCAAGCTAGAAGAGATCGCACAGGCTATGCCTCAGATCGCACAGGTCATCCAGGACGGCAGTATGGACAATGAGTTGTCATCTGCCCTCAAAGAACAATTCAATGTATCCAAGACAAAAGCACGGGCGATGCTTAGGGAGATGCGTAAGGATGGGGAGACTACGGTCCCTGTCACCCGCCGGGTTATTAACCAACCCCGCATCAAAGCCTTGGCTCCCGATGAGGATGTATTTTGGCCGTCCTACACCATTGACCCACAGGAGGCACCTTATTGCTTTCATGTGATAAACATGACACCCGAACAACTGCGGGCAAAGATAAACACTGAAGGGTGGGATGAGGAGTTTGTGGACTCTGCCATTGAATTATCTCAAAGAGGGGAGTCCGATGTACCAATTAATAATTTACGGCTGGAGGAGGAAGTTATCCGCGATGATGACGATACTATTCGTATTGTATATTGCTATCAACGATTACTTGATGAAGATGGAATACCTGGCATATACTGCACCATTTTACATGACCGAGTGCCTGAGATGTATGCTAAACATCAATTGCTAGACTACTCTCACCGAAAGTATCCCTTCGTAGTTAA